AGATACCACGAGGGACATGAAGGAAGACATGGAATTATTAACGGATAAGTTGGAGCAAGCCATGACTGAGCTAGAAGAAAAAATAGAGAAACGAATAAAACTAGCATTAGAAAATCCTTTATCACAAATGTAAGCATGGCCAAAACGCCTTCTAACGAATACTTTACACCTATCAAAAAAAGGACTAGTATAGGGCGTTCTCCACGCAGTAGGCCAAAGAACAAAAACAAAAGAAGACAGTACGTTAAATACAGGGGGCAAGGATGACTAAATTATGTCCAAGAGGAAAAGCGGCGGCTAAAAGAAAATTTAAAGTTTATCCGTCAGCTTATGCAAATGCATATGCTTCAAGAGTATGTGCTGGTAAAATAAAAGATCCAAGCGGTGTAAAGAGAAAAGATTTTAGAGGTCCTAAAAAAGCTATGGGTGGAGAGATAATAGATTTTAATAAAATATCTCAAGACAGAAAAAAAGTTTCAAACTACAAGCAAGGTGGCATAGCAAAAGGATGTGGTGCCATTATGCAAAAGAAGAGAAAAAAAACTAAAAAAAGATAATGTCTGGTCACAAAGGTTTAGATAAGTGGTTTAAACAGGATTGGGTTGATATAGGTTCCAAGAAAAAAGGTGGAGGCTTTGCTAAGTGTGGTAGGTCAAAACAAAAGAAAGATGCCAAAAGAAAATATCCTAAATGTGTGCCACGGGCAAAAGCTAATCGTATGACTGAAAGTCAAAGACGATCTGCTGTATCGAGAAAAAGATCAAGAGCACAGGGTGTTGGTGGTAAGCCAACTAATGTAAAAACTTTTGCTAAAGCTGCAGGTGGAGGTATGGCTATCAGAGGAACAAGATTTATTGGTGTTAGATGACCAAAAAAAGAGATCCCAAGAAAGGCACAGGAAAGAAACCAAAAGGAAGTGGAAGAAGACTCTACACAGATGAAAATCCAAAAGATACTGTATCTATTAAATTCGCTACGCCCACAGATGCGAGAGCAACAGTCGCAAAAGTTAAAAAAGTTAATAAACCTTTTGCTAGAAAAATACAGATCTTAACAGTTGGTGAACAAAGAGCTAAAGTAATGGGCAAATCACAAGTGGCTAGTATTTTTAGAAAGGGTAAGGATGCGATTAGAAAGGCGAATAAAAAAAGACGTACGTAAATGGTCAGAACATTTTTTAGAAATTCCTAATAAACATTTAGGTGGTTTTCCTGCATGTCCTTTTGCAAAGAAAACTTGGAAAGATAAAAAGGTTTTAATAAAAATTAAGACAAAAAATAAGTGGTATAAAACACAGTTAAATAGTCATTTAGAAAAGATAAACTTTAATAAGCATGAGATATTGATATTTTGCGACCCATACTTTAATTATTCTTTAGAACAATTTCAGGACATTATAGATGCGTACAATACTTGGTATAATAAAAAAGATATATTTTTTATGGGTTTTCATCCCCACAATCCAGCCAACGAGGAGGAGCAAGAGTTTCTTGTCACTCCAAATGGGGACACCCCTGTTATAGAGAGTGACCTTATGTATTCTATGATGTTAATACAAAAGTTCTCGCAATTACAGGAAGCTTCTGATAAATTACACAGAATTGGTTACTATGAGTTGTGGCCAAAAGGATACTATCAAGACGTTGTGGTATCTAGACAAAAAACCTATAGACGAATATTCGGAGGTCAACATGATGGGTAAAAAGAAACAAGCAATGAAAAGAGGCGGCGTCGCTATGAAACGTGGTGGTGGCATGATGAAAGATCCTATGGCTATGAAACGTGGCGGTAAGATCATGAAAGGTAAAAAGAAAAAAGTTAAAAAAGGTAAGAAGAAGAAATAATGCCAACTTATTCTTCAACAGCTAATTTTGATTTATCTATAGATGATATAGCAGAAGAGGCTTATGAACGATGCGGTCTTCAAATACGTAGTGGATACGATATAAAGACCGCAAGACGTTCTCTTAATCTTATGTTAGCTGAGTGGGCTAACAGAGGATTAAATCTTTGGACAATACAATTACAAGAAAAAACAATTACAGCGGGTACAACTAATTTAACTGGTCTAGATTTATTTGGATCTGGTCAAGAAGCTGCTCAACAAATAATTGATATAACAGACTTAGTTATTTCAGATAGTAGTAATAATGATTTTTCTGCGCAGTCAATTAGTAGATCAACTTATCTAAATATATCTGTTAAAACGACCAGCGGAAGACCAACTCAATACTATTTTGAACGTACGATAAACCCACGACTATATCTATATCCTGCAGCCGATACAACGTACACTCTAAAATATTATGCTCTTCTTCGTATGAAGGATGCGGGCGATTACACAAATAATGCTGAGATTCCATTTCGATTTCTTCCATGTTTAACTGCTGGATTAGCTTATTACATAGCTATGAAAAGAACTCCAGACAGAATTCAATTATTAAAGCAAGTTTATGAAGATGAGTTCCAAAGAGCTGCAGATCAAGATGGCGAAAGAACAAGTCTATTCTTAACACCAAAAAATTATTTACCTGGAGTATAAATGCCAAGATATTCTTCTGGTAAATTTGCAAAAAGAATATCAGATAGATCTGGTATGGCTTTTCCGTACAATGAGATGGTGCAAGAGTGGAATGGTTCATGGGTTCACATTAGTGAGTTTGAAGCAAAGCACCCACAACTAGAGCCATTAAGAGTAGTTTCAGATCCTGAATCATTACAATATGCTAGAAGACAGGTAGTTAATGCAATCGTTCCATTGGACAACAATCTTTATGCTAGAAATATATTTGGTGTTAAAACACAAACGGTAAGTCAGTTTAATCCAATACCTGCGCCAGGTGCTTTTGAAAGTGTAATAGTTCCTACAATGCTACCACTAGATAAAACTGATGATCAAAATAAAGACATAGAAATTAAATCATTTTTAGGTAAAGTAGAGGTGGTAATATCATGACAACATACTCAGAATTAGTAACACAAATAAGAGATTACACGGAAACTGATAGTACAGTTTTAACAGATATTATTGTTAATGATTTCATAGAACATGCTGAAAAAAGAATATTTAGAGATGTGGATTTAGATATCTATAGATCCTATCAATATGCAACTCTAACACAAGGTGTCCCTTTCGTGTCACTTCCTGGTGCAAATCTAGGACAGTTGGCCTTTATTAGATCAGCTCAGATATATGACTCTACTTTACC